CTAGCACTACGGTGACCATGATAGCCATCAGGAGCGTGTTTCCACACCCCGTTTGGGGATCACCAGAACACCTAAATGTTGCCTTTGAGTTGATTGTGTCGGCCCTAAACTTGCCTTTGGGTAACTTCCAGGTGTGTGACATCATCTGGGCCCTAAGGCAAGCTTGATACAATTCCGTGGAGGGGATGGCGCCAAAGACTATATTCTCCAGTCTCTTAAGTTTGCGGGTGATTGTGGCATCAAACTTGCTCATGTCCAGGCCAAAAGTAACTGGATCGGCGAACCGATCCCACTTAGACTTGAACAACTTAGCGAGCCCTGCACTATCACATCCCTTAGCAACAAAAGGGAACTCTTGCCTAGGAATAACCCAAGCTTTCATATCCTTCTCAATTGCTGAAATGTATTTACCCACGTACGCCCTATATTGCAAAGACCGCGGCTGTATAGGCCGCGGTATCCGCCCCAACTTCTCATAAAGACAATATTTCTCGACTTTAACAAATGGTCTAATTTTAACCCAGGATGCGAGATTTGGTTCTTCATCAACGACCATCCGCTCCAGGGTCTTGATATAGGTCTTCTTCAATGGCCCGGAATACTTATCAACAAATTCCTGGTCAGTCAAAGCGACTAAAGACCTACATTTCACAGCTAATTTCTTGGCGAGTCGTTCCGCATCGCTCCAGAAAATGCTCCATTTGTTTAGTCTGAGTAGTGCCTCTTTATTTGGCTCCAAGAGCCTCGAATAAAGGGCATCTGCTAAATTATGATGACACATTTTGAAAACAAACACATCATCAGGTACCCATATATTCCTCAACCACACGCCACTAACACCCTCAACCCCACTCACACAAGCCTCATCCGCCCCTTCTCGTAACAGTCCACTAGCATACAGTCTACGACTAATTTGCGTGTTTCGTGTTCCACAGAGGGAAGGAATAAAGATGAGGCCGTCCTAAGCCCTTGGTAAATCCACCAGACGAGCTGGTGAACACCAAAGGCCTAAGGACAGCACTTCACCAAACCGGTGAAGCAGGGGGGGTGTATTATCGACTTTGTGACGTATTAGTTGTTCCCTAGCGACCAATAGCTTCTGCATATCAAACCCTTGAGCAGCCATTGTCACCATTTCCATCGGGCCGGGTTTTAAAAACTCCGCCCAAACCACCGAAAACAACCTTAAACGCGACACGTTGGCGTTGACCAGCAACTTCCTACGGTCACATTCATCGCTCATTATTTGCATGAATTTGACTTGGGTGGCTTCATTCCACTGTCGGCCAACAAGTTTTATTCGTGCAAAAGCGACTAGATCCTCAACGAGCGGGTCGTATGCTACCCCAATTGCATAGTTGGCACGAGCCAACTGAGCGTAATAACCTGCCCTATACCCTTTCTTCAGTAAAGGGACAGACGCTACTTGCATATGCATAATTTGTGACTCTGAACCGTTGTCATAAAATTCTACATTGGAGATCGACTCGTTAGGATCAATTGTCCCTGGTGATGATGGATTCACCTGAGCACTGGAGGAATTGGAACCAGGCTCTACTGTGGACGGCCCGCCGGTGTCTTCAACACGGGCTCGTTTGCCCTTAAGCGTATTTGGCGAAAGAGGCTTTGTTATCCTAGTCTTCCCTTGATGCTCCTTGGGAGAACTTGGAGGTGTTGGAGCTTCCCTAACCGGCGACTTTCCCTTATCAACCTTAACCCTAAGCCCACTCATTAATACACTATTAATGGGTAGGATAGGCGGAGGAAGACTAAGGACTGACGTGGTATCGATGATGGGAGTCTCATAAACCGCACTACTAACAGGAGTGCTGCAGTACGGCCCGGAGTCGGAGGATGATGGTGCGTTGGGAGAGCCGCACTCATTAGTTAGGGGTCGCGGATGCTCGGCTGGGAAACAGCCAAGATCCCTAAGGTGACCAGCTGGGTAAAAGCCTTTATCACACGAAACCCTAAAACCCGCTGTGGGGGAGATCGACTGTGAAACAGGTCTCACAGTTGTCCACAACTTGTCGCCAGCTCGGTAGTAATTCCTAACTCCTGGCCGGGAGCGCAGATATACCATCCAAGAGGTAAATACACCAACAGGTACAGACGTAGCAAGAACAGAACATAAAATGATAGTCTCAACAACAACCATAATGTAATCTCTCGTGGGCTGGGTGTAACCTGGTAATGTAAAACTGGTGCTAAGCGCACCTACATAAAG